GAAGAACCGGCACCTGAAGAAGATTTGAGTGAAATGGATGCAATGGATGCTTTGGATGCATTTATTAACACTCCTGTGGATATGGCTGGTGACGATACTGAAGAAATGGAAGAAATTGATTTATCCAATTATTCAACAAATATTGAAGATTACGCGGATATTGACGAAGAAAACAAAGAGGTTGAAATCGATTTGGATGAAATTAAAAATAGTATAAACAGTGCGATTGGCGAGACCTTGAGTAAATATTTTAAATAAAAATGGTACTCATATATGTCAATGAAATCGGTGCTGACTATAAAGGTCAAAAACAATATGAATTTATATTCAGTAAATCGACCGACCTTGACATTGAAGAGTGGTTTATAATTCCTGCGTCATCATCAATCGGGTCAAAATCACCCGATATTGAATATGTTGATTTGGTGGGACTTTTGAAAAATACAGACTTAGAATTAGAACTTATTCAAAACTCCGATTATTTCGGAGTTATTGATGCTGTGGATAATGTGGTTGCATTAGCATGGGAAAAATTTGATTTTGATAATGAGTTTGGTAGATTAACATTTAGATTCGGTGAATCTGTTGAGTCGGTAACTAAGAAATTAAAACAAAGAGATTATCATCTTTTGAAAGAAGAAGTAAAATTTAAAGAATCATGAAAAGAAATGAAATTGTTGAGAAACTAATAAAAGAAGGTTTTTCTGAAAAGACTTTGGTAAAATTTACAGATAAACAACTATCGGATTTATCATCAAGAATTATTGGTGAATCGATAACCAATGTTGCTTCAACGGATGTAAAGACACAAGATGAGTTAAGAAAGAAAAAATTACCTTTTCAGGTTTATAGTGAAGAAAAACCATCTGCGGGTTTATCAAAAAAAAAGAAAAAAGAAACAATATACGATAAGGCACTTAAAGATTTAGGTGGTGAAGAAGGTGTGATTAAATTTTTTGATAAAGAAATAATTTTCATTCCATGACTTCAAAAAGTGAAATTATGGAATTAATTAAAACAAAACTAAACGAAGTTGAGGTTGGTCCAAATGTAAAAAAAGGACACAATGGGGTTCCTGAGTTTATGAGTTATGACGCGATTTCAAATACGGAAGTAAAGGAATCATCACCAACAACAAAACCAGCTCCAACAAAACCTAAGGTTGACCCAGGAACAAAACCAAAAACTCCTTGGTCTCCAAAACCGGGTGAAAAATCTAAACCAAAGGCTTTAAAAGAGAAGAAGAATGCAAATAAGTAAGAAAAATTTGTTATCTTTAATAGAAAACAATATTAAAGAAATGGCAATGGATTTTGATACACCCGATAGACCCGATCAAGGTGTTCAGGATAAATTATCTCAAGGTGATACCCCAATGAAAAAAGTTCCATTACCTACTACTGGTGAGGAACCAAATAAGAATTTCCAAGAAGTTTTAGCGTCAGAAAGATATAAACAAGTAGTAGAAAACTTAAGAAGATATCTTGGAGACAATGCACCAATACAACGTGGTATGGAAGGTGTTATGCAACTTCAACAAACATTAATGAACGCACATAATAGTGTGGTTGCAATTGAAAGAGACCATAGAGAAGAGTTAGAACAATTAGCTATTGAATTGGTGATGAAAGAAATGGGTATACCTGAGGGTGCGGTTGAATTTGATGCAAAAATAGTTGGGATGGGTGAGATAGATATGGATGATTTTAATCATGATGAGGAAAATGGAGAAAATCCAGAACAAGTAGATATAGAAAATGAAATTGAAATTTTTAATGAGTTACAAAACTTAGATTTAGAAAAGGCAAAAAGAAGAATGATAAACGCAATCATTCAGGGTGCATCTAAAAAAGGTCATTACATGTTTCATTTAGTACCCGAAAGATTAGAACAAATCACGGGTAATCCGAATATTCTTAATTTATATGGAACTTTAATGTCAATAAATGATATAACATATTGGCAGATTAGTGACCAAATGATTAAAAACTTAGGTGGTTCGGCTGGTGGTAAAGAAAGTGCGGAAGGTCCAGAAGAGGAAGGTGGACCGGGAAAAGTTATTGCGAGAGGTATAAACTTTCCTGTTTTAGTACACGAATTAATAAAAGGTACAATGGAATTGATAGCTTTACAAGGTAGACCTGAAGGTGATTTTAGTGATATTGAGGGTTCAGAAGATACGTTAGAAAAAGAAATGTGGGATTTAAGATTAGGTCCGGCGATATGGGATAGAATCAGAAGTCAATTCCCTGAAGATATTCTAACAGATGAAAATAAAGTAGAATTACAAAGTTACTTACTTCTTGAGATTTTTAAACTACCCGCTAAGAATTTCTTAGTGTTTATGAAAGAAGTCCTATCTAATTCAGATAGAGGTAAAAGATTAATGAACCAATTAATGGACGGAATAAACAAAATGTTTAACGACCAAGAGTATGAAGATTCTGTTGCGTTGTTTAGAGATGATTTAGAAGATGCAACAGAGGAAACCGAAGATGGTGATATAGATAGTTATTTAAGGTCAATAGGTATTAGTGGATCAATTGATTTTGATGACGATGAAGACGAAGATGATGGTGGTGAGTTGGTTCCCGTAAGATAAACAAAGGTGGTTAATCCACCTTTTTTCATATTTATAATATATGAATTCAAAATTAGAACAATTAAAAGAGTATGCTAAGATTATTAAGGATACACCTTACGCTCTTAAGACATATCTACAAACATTCGACAATACACAAAAAAAGTATGTACCATTAGAATTATTTCCTGATCAAATACAACTATTAAATGATTATGAAAATTATAATGAAAACATTACAAGAAAATATAGACAAGCTGGTGTTACAACAGTTACTGCTGCTTGGATTTCAAAAAGATTACAATTTGCAAAACCAGAAAATCCTGATAGAGTATTATTAATTGCAAACAAAAGGGACACCGCGGTTGAAATGGCTAATAAGGTTAGACATTTTTTGGAACAATGGCCGGATTGGATTAATGTTGGGTTTTCTCCTGATAAAAACTCTGAAAGTAGATTTAGATTGAATAATGGTTGTGAAGTGAAAGCGGTTGCAACTTCTGCGGATGCACTTCGTGGTTATACACCCACAATACTTGTATTTGATGAGGCGGCATATATAGAAGCGGGTGATGATTTTTGGGCGGCGTCAATGGCTTCTTTATCTACTGGAGGTAAAATTATTCTTATTTCGACACCGAATGGTTACGACCAAATTTATTATGGTGTATATGACCAAGCAATTCGTGGAGTAAACGATTTTCATATTACAGATTTAAGATGGTTTAAGGACCCACGTTATACCAAAGATTTACGTTGGGTTAAGTGTCAAGACATCTGTCATTACATGTTGAATAGAGAGCAATACAATGATGATGAAGTTGTTATGTACGACTTCGATATTGAAAAATATCAACAGTATCACGAACAAGGTTATAAACCATTTTCATCTTGGTTTGAGTCCATGTCTAAAAAATTTAAATATGATAGACGTAAAATTGCTCAAGAGTTAGAGTGTGATTTCTTGGGTTCAGGTGACGGTGTAATACCTGGTGAAATTCAGGAAAACATTGCTAAGAATATGATTAGACAACCCAAGGAAAAATATATGCAGGGAACTTTTTGGCAGTGGAAAGAACCTGTAGATGGACATCGATATATTATGGGTGTAGATGTGAGTAGGGGTGATAGTGAAGATTTTTCATCGATTAATATAGTGGATTTTGATGATAGAGAACAGGTAGTTGAATATATTGGTAAAATACCACCCGATGACTTGGCGTCAATTGCGTATAAATGGGGTGTGTTATATGATGCGTTTATTGTAATTGACATTACTGGTGGTATGGGTATTGCAACTTCTCGTAAGTTACAAGAAATGAATTATAAGAACTTATATATTGATGGTATTAATACTCAAAATATATGGGATTATAATAAAAAAGTAATGGAAAAAATACCAGGATTAAATTTTAATAATAAAAGAACCCAAATAGTTGCGGCATTTGAAGAGCAGGTTAGAAAAGGATTCGCGGTACGTTCTACTAGATTATTAAACGAATTAAACACATTTGTTTATATTAATGGTAGACCTGACCATATGAAAGGATCACATGATGATTCAATTATGAGTCTTTCTATGGCGTTGTACGCCGGTGACATTTGTTTTAATCAATTACAAAGAAACGATTCAAAAAACAAAGCAATGTTAGAATCTTGGGCAATGTCTGAAAGAACATATGAGCCAAGTAAAACTTTTTATTCATATGGGACATCTTTAGATCCAATAGGTTCTATGCAGACAGATCCATCATTTTTTCATCAAAATAACCCCATGAATACTTCGAAATCCGCCTATCAAGAGTATTCTTGGTTATTTAGTAAAAAGAAAAATGTTTCCTAATTAAGAATTAATGTTTATATTATAATCAAAACTATTTATATACATGGCAGATAATAATCTCACAGTATTTCAGAAATTAACAAGAGTATTTGGTTTTCCGGGTAAAACGAAACCCGAGAACTCACCATCTTTTAATTTCTCGAAAGATGAACTTTTAAAAACTGATAGTAGAGAAGAATACGAAAAGGCGATGTTACAGGCTCAACAAAGTCAATACATTGCGGATAAATGGACAAAATTAGATCAATCTCTTTACAATCAATCGGTATATTATGAACCAAATAGGTTATCGGCTTATTATGATTATGAATCTATGGAGTTCACTCCTGAAATATCCGCGGCTCTCGATATATATGCAGAGGAATCAACAACACTATCTGAAAAGGGTGAAATATTAACAATATATTCCGAATCAGATAGAGTTAAGAATTTGTTGGAGGATTTATTTAAGGAAAAATTAGACATCAATACAAACCTTCAAATGTGGACGCGTGGTTTGTGTAAG